GCAACTACAGCTGGCTTTGCTTCTGCTTCTGCTGCTGCCAGTGCTTTTAAAATAGCTTTGGCAAAAACTGGAATTGGTTTAGCTGTAATTGGTCTTGGTGCATTTATAACTAAATTAATTGAAGCTAATAATGAACAACGAACATTTAACGAGCTTTTAGAACAAGGCTCGGCAAAAGCTTTAAAAATAGAAATCGCAGACCTTGAAAAAGAACAAGAAATATTAAATAAACAATTAGAAGGTACAAACAGACTTTTAATGGGTATTGCTGGAATTGCAGGCCTAGACATATTTACAAGAAGTGCGCAAGACATAAAATTAGAATTAGCAGAAGTAAATAATAAAATAGCAAAATTAAAAGAAGGCTTACCAAATGCAGAAGCAAGAGATTTATCACAACAATTTAAAATTCAATTAGATGACCTCAAAAAACAAAATGCAGAACTTACTAATGCAGTAAAAAGAGAAGCAATAATTGGCGAAGAAAAAAGAAAAGAGTTTGACCTTGAACAAAAAATTGCAAAAATAAAAGAGCAAAACCTTAAACCTACAGAGGAAGCACAGCTTATTAATTTAATTAAGGCAAACCATAGTTTAGATAAACAGCTAGATAAAACAAAAAAAATTAATGAAGCAGCTGAAAAACTAAAAGAAACGTTTAAGGAGGTAGGGCAAGAAATCGAACAAAATATTAAAGACAATTTACGAGAAGCGATTACAGGAGCGCAATCTTTCGGTGATGCAATGACTAATGTATTGAATAGAATCAGAGATAAGATTATTGACGCGCAACTAGATAAACTTTTTGACGGCTTTGCTGAGAATGTTGGAAAAGGCGCAGCGAAAAAGGGTGATGGCAAAGGAATAGGTGGTTTTATTGGTGGAATATTAGGAGGTTTATTTGCAGAGGGGGGCAACCCACCAGTCGGAAAACCATCTATTGTTGGTGAAAAAGGGCCAGAGCTTTTTGTGCCACGATCTGCTGGAACAATTATCCCTAACAATCAAATGGGTGGCAGTGTAGTTGTCAATGTCAGCGTAGACGCAAGCGGTTCAGCTATTTCTGGCAGCGATCAAAAAGGTAATCAATTTGGTCAGGAGTTGGCGATAGTTATACAACAAGAGATAATAAGACAGAAACGAAGCGGAGGTTTACTTGCATAATGGCGGATTTCGATACAGCGGTAAATATTAAACCGATTTATGGACAGGTTAAAAACCAAGCACCAAAACAGAGCGTAGTTGCTTTGGGTGATGGATATGAACACCGCTTGACTGTGGGATTGCAACAAAATCCAAAAGTTTATAATTTAACTTTTGTTGTTTCACAAACTGAAGCAGAAGTTATTGATGGCTTTTTAAGGAGTAGAAAATTTAAGAATGAAAGTTTTACTTATACCCCAGAAGGTGAAGGATTCACAAAAACAGGAACTTATGTTCAGAATGATGGTTCAGACGCAAGTGCTTCAGGGACAGTAATAACTGCAACTGTAAATAATCATGGATTATCTGCGGGTGATACCATAACTGTTGATTTTACAAGTGGGGCGACTGATGGAACTTATACTGTTCAAAATGATACTGGAATAAATACTTTCACCCTAACTGCATCTGCGGCTAATATAACCTCTACAGCACTTTCAATAACAAAATCAGGGCAAGGTAAATATAAATGCGATAGTTGGTCAATTTCTATTCCTTACAATAATAGATGTACTGTAACAACTACATTTATTGAAGTATTTGAACCCTGATGGCAATACCTAATTCATCATTACAGAAAGTTAATCCCTCTGCAATTATTGAACTTTTCAAACTTGAACTTATTGAGGGAATCCATTATGCAACAGGAAATCCTGATTCAGTTACAACTGTTTATAGGTTTCATAGCGGAACTTCATTAAAAACTAATAATTCAATAATCTGGGCTGGTGATACTTACGATAGATACCCT